ATGGGTGTTAAAATTCTCTTTAAGGCAAATTCTAATGAATTAGCTATTGAACTTAAAGAAGATTGGTCTGATGAAATATGTTTCAAAGAGTTTACTTCACTAAGAGACTCAGAGACAACAGGCACTAATGGTGACGTTCTTTTCACTACAGTTGGTGCGGCAGGCAATGACACCTATACTATTATTATTTCATTCAAAAAGTTTTACGGATAATTATTATGGCATTTAAAACACAAAAAGAAATAAAAGCAGAAATGAGGGCTAAAGGAAAAAAAGACAGAGCCGACAGAAAAAAAAGAAATGAAGAAAAAAAAGCAAGTCGAGTAACTCGTGAAGAGTTTGATGAAACTGTTAGAGCAAATAGAAGATTAAAAAAAGCAGGAAAAGGTAAGCAAACTAGAACAGTAAAAGAAAGAAGAACAATAAAAGAAAACATCGAGAAAAATAAAGAACGTAATAAAAAGAATGTTAAAGTTAAACCATCTTCTCCTACTCAATCTGATGCGTCTAAATCTGCACCTAAAAAATTTGATTATAAAAATAAATCAAAAACTCAAATGAGTAATTCTAAAGGAAAAAGAAATGCTAGAGGAAGATCATCTTCTGATATAGCTAAAGACCCTTCTTTTATGAAAAACACTTCTAAAGGTAAATATCTTAGAGGTATACACGCCTCTTTACTAAGACAAGGAATGGCAAGTGGTGGTGCAGTTAAAAAACTATCTACTAAACCTTCCGCAGGAAACAAATGGAATTAATATGCCAATAGTAGGAAACATGAAATTCCCTTACGATGATGAGGGTATGAAAGCAGCAAGAGAATATGCTAGAGAATCAAACTTACCAATGAGACAAACTTATCGTAAAGGCGGTGAGGTTATGACATACAGTGAAGGTGGTAAGGCTTTAAAGACAGTACCTTCTGATAACAAAGGTCTCAACAAATTACCACAGTCTGTTAGAAATAATATGGGTTTTATGAATAAAGGCGGTAAAGTTAAGTAATTTATAAAGGGAGGACTTATGGGAAACCACGCAGTCAAAGACCAAGTATTAATTAATGCTTTAGATCAATTCATTACATCAGGAACACAGAAGCAAGCCGCTATGGACTTAGACATGGCTTTAACTACTTATCGTTCTCATTGCAGTATGGCTAGAGAAAGATGGGATATTACTGAAGATGAATTTTGGAATAAAGATTTTAAACATAAAGTTCCTAATTCAGAAGATGTTTTTTCTCCAAGATTTGAAAGTATTAATCCTGATGCAGAAGATGATATAGAAGAATACATAGACCATCTTACAAAAAGATTTACTAGAGCTAAAAATAAAAAAGAAAAATCCAAATGGCACAAAGTTAAAATTCAAAAGAATGAACCTATCGGATTAGTTTGGCTAGGTGATCCTCATATAGATGATAACGGATGTGATTGGGTAACTCTTAGAAGAGACTTAGATATAATAAACTCTCATCCTAATATAAAAGGATGTTCTTTGGGTGATTTACAAAATAATTGGGTAGGAAGACTCGGAAGGCTCTACGCCAACCAAGACACTTCTGCTGAAACTAGTTGGAAGTTAGTTGAATGGCTTGTAAAAGAAGGAGACTTTTTACTTTTAGTTGGAGGTAATCACGATCTTTGGTCAGGAGCAGGTGATCCTATTACATATATGAAATCAGAACATACAATATATGAGCCTTGGGATGCTAGGATATGTCTTGAATTCCCAAATGGAAGAGAATGTAAAATTTATACGGCTCACGATATGCCAGGTCATTCGCAATGGAATCCACTTCATGCTCAGATGAAGAAAGCTAAATGGCAAAGTGATGCTGATTTATATATATCAGGACATAAACATAATTGGGCGTTAGCACAACATGAGTTATATGATGGAAAGATTCATTGGTTAGCTCGTGCTCGTGGTTATAAATTTTTTGATGATTACGCAAGAAATCTTGGATTAGATGAACAAAGAAATGGTCAAGCTATTATGCAAGTAATTGATCCCTTTGCAGAAGGTACTAGTTTTACACATTGTTTTTCTGATATAGAGTATGGAAAAGAATTTCTTATGTTTCTTTTAGATAAATATTCTGATAAAAAGGATAAGTAACATAAATTAAATAGGTATTAAATGGCAACTTCAGGAACTTCGACATTCAATTTAGATATAGGGGAGATTTGCGAAGAAGCATTTGAGAGAGCAGGACTAGAGATGCGTACAGGTTACGATCTTAGAACTGCTAGGCGATCTTTAAATTTACTTTGTTTAGAATGGCAAAACAGAGGTATCAATCTTTGGACAGTAACAAAACAAGAAATACCTATTGTTGCAGGTACAGCTAAGTATAATATAGAATTAGATGCTATAGATTTAATTGAACAATTTATTAGAACAGATGTAGGAAGTTCAACAGGTCAATCAGATATACCTATAACACGAATTAGTAACTCTACTTATTCAGGTATTCCAAATAAACTAACTACAGGAAGACCTATACAAGTTTGGATTAACAGACAAAGAGAAAGACCTGAAATTAACATCTGGCCAGTTCCTGATGGAACACAAACTTATACATTTGTTTATTATTATTTAAGAAGAATTCAAGATGTAGGTGATGTTGCAAGTTTAGATGCTGATGTTCCTGTTCGTTTTCTTCCTGCTTTAGTTGCAGGACTAGCATTGCATATTGCAATTAAAAGACCTGAGTCACAAGAAAGAGTTGTACTTTTAAAAGAATATTATGAAGAGCAATTTCGATTAGCTTCTGAAGAAGATAGAGTTAAGGCAAGTATTCAATTTGTTCCTTACAGTTATAGTTATGGTCAGTAAATGGTTAAGTACGCTAATGGAAAATATGCTTTTGGATTTTGTGACAGAACAGGATTTAGGTACGATTTAAAAGACCTAAGAAGAGAGTTTGTTGGTGGAAATCCAACAGGTTTTCTAGTAGGAAAAGATGTTTGGGATAAAGATGCGGCTCAAAATTTTCAAGGAAGATATACTTTCCAAGATGCACAAGCATTGCCTTATTCAAGACCTGATCAAAATTTAGATCAAAGTAGAAGAATGTTTGCTTTTAATCCTGTTGGTAATGGTGATGGTGGAGGTTCAGGAAATTTAATAATGAATACAGCAGTTGGTTCTGTAACAATAGTAACGAGTTAAATTATGTCATACACTTACACAACATTAACACAAGCAATTAAAGATTATGCAAATACAGATGAGACTACATTTAATAATAATATAAATAATTTTATAACAAGTGCAGAAGATAGAATACTTAGAACTTGTCAGTTACCTAATTTTAGAAAAAATGTAGAAGGTCAAATGTCAGCAGGTACACAGTATCTTTCTACCCCTTCTGATTTTTTAGCACCCTTTTCTTTATCTGTTACAAGCAATAGCAAGCAATCTTTTTTATTGTTAAAAGAAGTGGCTTTTTTAAGAGAGGCATATCCTAACGCTACTACTGAAGGAGAACCTAAATATTACGCATTATTTGATGATGATACATTTATGTTAGCTCCTACACCTACAAATGGTTATACAACTGAGTTACACTACTTTTATAATCCACCTTCAATTACAGAAGATGCAAGTGGGAAAACATGGCTAGGAACAAATGCACCTGAGTGCTTGTTATATGGTGCTTTAGTCCAAGCAAATTTATTTTTAAAAGGTCAACCTGAAATGCAAGCAGAGTATGAAAAACAATATCAAGAAGCTCTTGCTAGATTAAGAAACGAATCAGCAGGTAAAGATATGCAAGACAGTTATAGATTTGGTCAACCAAGACAAATAGTTCAATAGGGAAAATAAATAATGTCAATTACAGTTAACTCAGAAATGTCTTTAGGTAATGTTATTGTAGACACAACAGAAAATTCAGGTCATCCTGTAGAGTATTGGGCAGAACAGGCAACACATAGAATAATTCAATATTCTAATAATGTTGATCCTGTGTTGCAACAACAAGCAAAAGAGTTTAAAAACATTATATATAATGTTATTCTTGATAATATGAAAAAAGCTATTCAATCTGACAGAACTACGTTAATATATACTTTAGAAAAAGAAGGTCACAAATGTGGCTCAGATATAATTAGGAGACTATAATGGCGATAACGCAAGCAATGACTACTTCATTTAAGAAACAACTCTTAGAAGGCGGTCATAATTTTAAAACAGGTGGTGCAGGCGGTAATGCATTTAACATAGCTCTTTACACAAGTTCAGCTAGTCTAGATGCTTCTACAACAGGATATACAACATCTAATGAAGCTAGAGGA